CCTCAGACATACACAGTAACAATGGTAGACCATTACGGTAGACCCTTTGTTATTTCTGATTCTTATAGTTATGACTTTAATCATTCGTCACAAAACGAAAGTTACCAAAAAGCTGTAAATGCCTTAAAGACAGATAAGATGAAACAGATTTGGTCAATGATGGGGTTGATGGATAGAAATATTTTGCAGTCTAGTTTCGAGTCTTTTGAAAGAACAAAAAACGATAGAAGCTTGACTCCAATTATAAACGGCATTCAAGACATTATTTATAATACAAGCCCAACAGCTCCCCCTGAGTTTATTCAACAATTTGGTGAGCCATTAACAGATGATGAAAGAGCAGAGTTCTTTTACATGATTGAAAATTTCTTTAGTTTAGGGTGGAGATAATGAGCAATATTGATTGGGACTTTATTAAAACTCTAGAAGGAAACAACCTTACAGGCACCGTTCCTGATGCAGAAGGCTCTAAATCTGGCGTTACTATTGCCAGTGGGTTTGACCTTGGAGCAAGAGCTTTAAGTGATTTATCTGGGTTGCCTCAAGATATTATTGATTTGCTAAAACCTTATCTTGGCTTTAAGGGTGCTGAAGCGCAAGAAATGGCAGGAAACCTAAAGGTATCAGACGAGCAAGCCAATATTATTAATGAGTTTTCTAAAGCTGAAGCAACAGAAAATCTATCTCGTAAATGGAAAGAAAAAACAGGCCAAGAGTTTTCTGAGCTTCCAAAGAACAAGGCTACTGTTATTGCGTCTGCCGCTTTTCAATACGGTGACTTAGCCAGTGAGACTCCTAACTTTTGGAGACAAGTTACAGAAGACGATTGGAACTCCGCAGTAAAAAATCTTAGAAACTTCCAAGATAAATATCCTAGTAGAAGAAACAAGGAAGCAGATTATTTTGAAGCAACTGAACCAGAAGAGAGTTTAGAAGCAAAAAAAAAATTTGAAGTAGAGTTACAAAGAGATAAACAACTAGGCATACAGCAAGCTATGATTAGTGGTGAAGAGGGTGACTTGGGCACCGTTGAACCTACTGATAAGCAAGTTGTTGAAACAGCACAGAAAGCTATACAAGATAGTGAAATAGCAACTGGCAAAAGAATTGTTGCTGAACCTGTAGAGTCACAGCCTAGACCTTTTGTTGATGAAGATGGCGTTCCTGCTCTTGATGAAATGCCAGAAGTTGATCCACTTCTTGACCAGTTTGTTGATGGCAAAGATGTTAGCGTTCCGACTGTTACGGGCCAAACAAGCTACTCAGTTCCAGAAGAAGCAACACCTACCCAGCAAATGCAGTCTGCCGATACACAGCAGATGCAAGTTGAGAAGTCTACTTCTGCTATACAGCAAGAGCTACTTTCTCCTATTGCTAATACTAAGGCAGATAAGATGTTGCCTAGTTACAACAATATCAAACAAGACAAAATGTTTCTTGATGGGTATCAAAGTGAACTTAGGTTTGGAGACAGGGTTCCCAGCATAAACGACCAAAATACATTTGATTATTCAATGTTTAATCCTAGTGCTGGGCAAGCATTTGCTGCGGCTGGAAGGCAATTTAATATTGCTCATTCAATAGGTAGAATGATTAACTCTTCTTTAGATCCTAATCAAAAGCCTGAAGAGGGTTACTCTTCTTTCAATGACCAAAGACTTAAACGTGAAGTTGGAGAAGACGGTCTTTTGTTTTTCCGTCATTCACGAAGCCATGGGGAGTCTATGGAAAAAGTTCGCAGAATGAAAGAAGATGCAAAAGACATGCAAACTATAGAATCTAGTGAGCATGGAACAGCCTTTAGTGCGGCTTGGGCTTTTGCAACGCCTACTCTTATGTCGCCAATAGCTCCTGTTCAGGTTATGAGGGCTGGAAAAATACGCAGATTTATAGGGGGAACTGCTTTTACATATGCAATGACAGCTCCTCAACAAGCGTTTATTGAAAGTCAAAATGAAGCAAGAGATGCTGGCAATACTGCTGTAGCCTTGGCTGTTGGCGGTATTTTGGGGGGAACACTTGCTGTAGCTTTTGGCAAAAAGATGACTGCATCACAAATAGCCCAAATGAAAGTTGACCAAGAAAACTTCAGAAAGAACTTTTTGGGTCGTGATGCTGGTGCTATGGCAAGTCCTGAGACAGCAAGAACTAGAGCGTATGAACAGTTAGAACAAGAAGGCCTTGAAGCTACTGGCATAGGAATTGAAAAGCTTGGTTGGAATCCTGTTTTAAGAATGATGTCTAGTCCAAATCCTATAGTAAGAAATTTAGGTATTGGCATGACAGATGTTGGCGGCATGATGCAGAAGAAAGTTAGAAGCGCAGAAGAAGCTATGGAGCAATCTGTAGAAACAACATTTAGAACCAAATATTACTCTGAGCTACTATCTGCTGTTCGTGAATCTGATATGGCTTACCTAAAGTATAGGGGCATTGAATCATCTAAGTCTGATGCTGGTCGTGCATTCCAAATGATAAAGCTCAGTGGTGGTGACATTTTTAACAGAGCAGACGGAACACTTACTGACGTACAATTTAGAGCAAGAGTTGGCATGGCAATGAGAAGGGGCGATGTTGACAATATGGGTGACGCCGCATCTCAAGCAGTAACAAGTGCGGCAAAGGGATATAGAAAGCTATATGACAGAATTAAAAACGAGGCTCAGTCTGTTCGTCTGTTTGAGAAAGAAGCCAGAATAGAAATAGAAAAGCTTAAAGCTACTGGTGCTTCTGCTCGTCAAATATCTAAAGCAGAAAACAGATTAAATGATATTAGAGCTAGTGGTGTGTCTGTTAATACTGCTGAGTCTTATTTAAACAGAGTCTATAGAATAGATAAGATTGAAGAGAATGTTCCAAGGTTTCTTTCTAAGGTTAGCAACTGGTACATAGCAAACAAAGGTATGAATGCTACTCAAGCAAATAAAATTGCAAGGCAAGTTCTTGATGAGGTTACAAGAAGAAAACCTTATTATAATCTTGATGAGTCAAACAATCTTGAGTTTTTGTCTAATCCAGCAGGAGCAAAGTCTAGAACTGTAGAGGTTCCTGACGATGTATTAGAAGAATTTCTTGAGAATGACATTGAGACTCTTGTGCGTCACCACGTTAAAACAATGGGAATGGATATAGAGCTTACTAGAAAGTATGGCTCTGTGACTATGGACGACACATTAAAGCAAGTTACTGACGAATACCAAAGACTTATAGATGAGACTGCTGATGCTTCTAAAAGAAGCAGTTTGGCTCAGTCTATGGAAAGAGACTTAACTGACATAAGAGGCCTGAGAGACAGGCTTCGTGGCACTTACGGCGCATCTAAAGACCCTCACGCTTTATCAAGCCGTTCAATAAGAGTTATGAAATCATTTAATGTTCTTGTTGGCATGGGAAGCGCAATGGTTTCTTCTGTTCCTGATGTAGCCAGAATTGTTATGACTGAGGGTTTGGTAAATGCATACGGCAAGGGTTTTGCTAGAATGTTTGATGAGCAAGCCGCAACAATAGCCAAGATGTCAAAAGGTGAATTAGATAGAGCCGCTATTGCTGTTGATGCAACCCTTGGGCTAAGAGCGCATGCAATGTCTGACATAGGTGATTTGTTTGGCAATAGATTTGCTCTTGAGAGAAGTCTTAATGATGCAACTGGCATGTTCTTTTTTATGAATGGTTTGAATATATGGAACCAAGCCTTAAAGGAAATGTCTGGTAATGTTACTATGCTTAGAATGACCAATGACATTATGAAGAAAGGCGGCTGGTCCAGTTTAAGCCAAAGACAGAAAGAGAAGCTTCTTACAAATGGCATAGACCAGCAAAGCTATGGCGTAATGAGAAGCGAGATTCTGAAGCATGGCGAAAAGCAAGGCAGTCAATGGTTGCCTAATACAGATGACTGGACGTTTAGAAACGATGTATTAAAGTTTAGAAACGCTCTTAACCAGCAAGTAGAAAGAACCATCATAACACCAGGTGCAGGAGACAGAGCATTGTGGACATCAACTGAGTTTGGCTCACTGATGACACAGTTTAAGTCTTATGGACAAGGCGCAATGATTAGAATGCTTACGTCTGGGTTGCAAGAAAAAGATGCCGCATTCTGGCAAGGTGCATTTCTTATTGTTGGTCTAGCTGGCCTTATTAATGAAATCAAACGTCAGCAGTATGGAATGACAAGAGATGAGAGCTTTGATCAAAAGATTGTTAATGCCGTAGACCGTTCTGGTATTCTTGGTTGGTTTATGGATGTCAATAATTCCATAGAAAAGCTTAGTGACTACAAGATGGGTATGCGTCCAATGCTTACAGACCAGCCATCTTATCCTGTTCACCCTACTGCAAAGATGAGTTCTATTTTTGGTCCTGCCGCAAGTACATCTCTTAATGCTACGAGTATAATGGGTGATATTGTAAACGGAAACGTAAACAATAAGACAGCAGAAGACCTTAGATTTATATTTCCTACAGGCAACCTGTGGTACATGGACCCTATATATGACGGGGTTTTTGGTGGGAATGTGAATAGACAAACCGAAGATTTTAGAGGATAGATATTAGATGGCTACTATATCAATTGCGGATAACGATGCTAGAGTTCAATACACACAAGCGGTAACTGCTGACACAACGCAGTTGACGGTTGATTTCCCATTTTTTGAATTAGATAACATCAATGTTATTGCCACAACAAATGCTGGTGTAGACACTGTTTTAACAAGAGGAACTGGAACTGGTACTTTTGCTGTTGTTGGAACTGCTGTAGATGATGGATTCTCTGGTGGTTATGTAACTTTAGGCGATGATTACGCTAATACATTTACATTTACTATATTTAGAGACATTGAAGTATCAAGAACTACAGACTTTCCAACGTCTGGGCCTTTTAATGTAAACTCACTAAATACAGAGCTTGATAGAATTACTGCCATTGAGCAAGAGCTTGAGACTAAGATTGGCAGAACAATGGGTCTTGCTGATTCTGATGCTAGTGCAAACCTAAAGCTTCCTAACCTTGATACTCGTAAAGGTACTGTGTTGGCTTTTAATGCCACAAGCGGATTACCTGAAGCTGGACCTAGTATTGGTTCTGTAAATACCGTTTCAGCTCAATCGGCAAATATAAACACTGTAGCTGGTATATCTGCAAACGTAACAACGGTAGCTGGCATACAAGCTAATGTAACAACTGTTGCTAACATCGATTCTAGCGTTACTACTGTTGCTGGCGACACAGCCAACATTGCCACTGTTGTTGCAAATCTTACTGACATTCAGAATGCAGAGGGACATGCACAAGAAGCCAAAGACTATGCAACTAAGGTTGATGGTCAGGTTCAAGAGAACGGTTCTGATTCTGGCAACTATGCGTCTAAGGCTTGGGCGATTGGCGGTACAGGTGTTACTGACACGGCTGGTTCTGGTGCTGCAAAAGAGTGGGCAACAGAAACAAACAGTAACGTAGATGGCACAGAGTATTCAGCTAAAGAATATTCTATCGGCACTGGTCAGAACACAGGCATGAACACTGGTTCTTCTAAACAATGGGCTATTGGAGGTGGCAATTCTTTTAACCCACTAACACCTGTTACTGGAACTGGTCCTTCTAATTATAAATATTCCGCACAATATTGGGCAGAGAAAGCAGAAGAATCTAAAACAGAATTTTCAAATCTTTATCATGGTTCTTCATCAACTGCCCCTACTGGCTCAGAGGTAGGCGCTGGTGACTTATGGTTTGATTCTGGAAGTAACTCTCTTAAATATTACAATAACTTGAATCAATGGGTAGCCATTGAAGCAACTGACACATCTAGCTTTGCTACTAACGGCTTTAGCATTGCAATGGCTATCGCATTATAGGAGTTAAAGATGCCACAATTTTTTAGAAGAGACACAAGAAATGCAGTAGGTACTGCGGCGGCGGATATTCCTGATGGGGCAAACTTTGATAGTTACGATACCATAGTGGGTATCCACCTTGCCAATGTTACAGCCAATGCTGTGACTGTTGAGGTTTATATCAATGACGGCACCAACGACATTCACTTGATTAAAGATGCACCTATCCCTGCTGGTGGTGCGTTACAGGTCTTAGATGGTGGTGCTAAGATTGTAGTGCAATCAGGCGACAGGCTTTATGTTAAATCGAACACTGCTTCGTCTGTAGATGTTTGGGTATCACGAGTTGATGAAATTAGTGCATAGGAGCAACTGATGGCATACATTGGCAATCAAAGCACTAACGCTTATAGCAGCCTGCCTGCAAAGCAAGACTTGACTGGTGCTACAGGTACTACGCTCACACTGAGCCATGCTGTTGCTGGACCTGAGAGCATTGACCTGTTTATCAATAATGTGCGTCAAGAGCCGACTACAGCTTATAGCGTATCAGATACAACTGTAACGCTTACTGGTTCTGTTGTGGCAACTGATGACATCTATGTTGTGTATAACGGTCTGGCTTTGCAGACTATCGTGCCGCCAGATGGCAGTGTTACATCAGCCAAGCTCGACACGAACATTGAAGTTTCTGGAATACTAACAGAGCCTAACAAAGAATACTTCCAAGTTGACCTAACCTCCCGAATATCTTTAATCGCAGATGAAGCAGAAGTTGTTGTTGATTTTGGTGGTAATGGC